TATTTTTTAGACCTAACATGGATGTTATTACAGAGGCTATAACAAAATTTATACAAGAAGAGCGTTTAGAAAAAGATAAATCAGATCCTTCTTCCGATGAAATCCGAGAAAAAATTGCCGCACCTAAACGGCAAAAAATGCCGGATAGCCAAACGGCAAAAATTGCCGTTTCTTATTCTATATATACAGATGAAAAAGATCAGATAACTACTACTGCAAAAACCGAACCCCAAAGTAGTAGTTTTTTTTCTGAAAAACAAAAAACCCAAATCCTAGATTTTAAATTACCGACAGATCTGCGCACTGAAGAGAATTTCTTACAAGAATGCGAAAAACACATTGTTGACCAGATAAATGAATTTTCTAAGTTGCAGCGGGTTAAAGGTTTGAAAGACATATTGCAAGACATGAGAGATGCTGGAAAACACTTCAAAGCAAAATCTTCACAGCAACAAGAAAAAGAAACAGTCATCCAAGAAACACATGAGCAAAAACTAGAACGGTGGCGCTTAGAGCGCGAGAGAAATGGATTCGCAACCCCAAAACCCGATAGGAGAACCCAATGCTCAGTACCCAAGAGTGTCAAAGAAAACTTTTCAAACTTGGCATCAATCTTGGGGTCTCGCCCAAACTTATCGCAACACGCCTATTGAGCCAAGAGGATAAAGACGATATGTTAAAAGAGCTGTTACCGGATGAGAGCTTGGAGCTTCACGTGAGAGTCTGGATGAAAAATAGAATGCCAGATTACGCAAACGGCCATACAAGCCCATACGTTCCACAATCGGATAAACCTATGTCAACGTATAGGGGTATAGGTAAACGTGGCTAGAATCGAAAATTTGGAGGATTTAACGCTATATTTATTACTGGGATATGATTGCTGTTAACTACTAAGGGAATGAATGATGATTAATGGTACAGTAAAGTGGTTCAATGATCAGAAGGGATATGGTTTCGTAGAATCGTCAGGAAAAGATTACTTTATCCATTTCAAAGAAATCAACATGAGTGGGTTTAAGAGCCTAAAAGAGGGCGATAAGGTTTGCTTTGAACCTACCCAATCATCCAAGGGGCCAATGGCAACCAAGCTTATTCTCGATGAGTAGGAAAATATAGCTTTAAAATATCTTCATTCATTGTGTCAAATAGCTCTTGAAGACTAGGTCTTAACTGCTCTGTTGGCTTACTTAAAATATTAAATATAGCGCCGTGCGTCTTACCCAACACGTGCGCTACTAACTCTAAATGCTCTTTTATTTTTTCATTCATTTTGTTCCCCTGGTGCGCATACAACATGCACATCTGTCATTCGTTGAGGCGCTATAGTAACCGTAACTAATGTTATATTCCATCATAAATTTATGGCCTTTTAGTAAACATTTTAATCTTTTAATCATGATAATCTCCATCCGTTTGTTCCAATAAATCATAAAGCGCCTCTTTCTCAGTCATCCCTTCACCAACCGGGTTATATGCAGGGGTGTCATAATCTATGGGTGTAGGGTCGTAGCTATCCCAGGTTGCTACCCAGGGCATACAGCCCCAAAACGCTCTTTCTGCATCGTAGTTAACATGTGCTGTATCGCCATTTATTTCATGTATAGCCATTATTAAACCCCTGCTCGCGCTTTAGCACTATCGTAAAAATGTAAAAATCTTCGACATAAATCTGCAAATGAGTCCATGGCATAGGGATGAACTCCTTTTTCATCTAATACTTTTCCATCGTCATTATCAATTTGTAAATCATAGCCAAACTCTTTTGATTTACTTATCCAGATATCTATATCTTCTGCCATTAAATCCGCTAGTGTTATCTCGCCTGTGTGTTTCATGATTTATCTCCTTCGTTAAGAGAAGCGACCATTAGGCCGCTGCTCTATCTCTTACATAATTCCACAATTCGTGTCTATCTTCACAAAACCCTGAGAAAGTCATGATGTCTTGATTTCTATATTTTGGTTGGTTTTGAATTTTTATTAACTGAGCCACTAATACTTGTCTCCAGTCACTACCTGTTGGAATCTTGATTTCTTCTTTTCTCATTTCATTTCCTCGTTTTGTTAGTTGATAGATACATTATGTCATGACTTAACATACATGTCAACACTTAACATACATATTTGTGTAATTATTTTTATTTGTGTTATCTTTAGGGTGTGGCAGAGTAATGGCTGTCAGCTAAGCCCCCTAGGCGCTCACACCTTGTATGTGGGATGGGAAGCAGCAGCAACCGGATGATTAGGCTGGTTGGCTTAATAGCGAGGGATGATTGCCACAATTATTAATCGATTAATAATAACCATGGAGAAACTTATGAGCGAAGTCAAAGACTACACATCCTCTGATGGCGATAGCGGCAATACTCATTACAATGGCGTTTCCTCTTCATACGGCAAACGTGTAGAAGAACAAAACCGCATGCAGCCTAAATATTGTGAACCAGGTGCAGCTGGTGGTGGCATGGAAGGTGAGAAAAGAAATGAACAGAAAGGTCCATAAATATGTCTTTGCGGGACTATAAAAGCGTATTTGTACGAGATTTGGTTAAATACAAGGCTAATTCTCGTACACATTCTGACGAACAAATATCAAAAATTGTTCGTTCCATTAAAGAATTTGGTTTTACAAATCCTCTTCTTATTGATGAAAATAATGTCATTATCGCAGGGCATGGAAGATTAGAGGCCGCCTCATTTCTAGATATTGACCCTTTGCCTTGCATTGTACTCCCTGGTCTAACTAATGCTCAAAAGGCAGCCCTTGTCATTGCTGATAACAAGATTGCGTTAGATGCGGGGTGGGATATAGATATTTTACTATCTCAATTTGATTATTTAAAAGAGTGTGACTTTGATATTACGTTGACAGGTTTTGATGAGAATGAGCTGTGCGATATATTACCTGAAGAAATTCCAGAGGCCTTTTGTGATGAGGATGAAATACCAGAAGCAGTTACTCCTGTTACGGTACTTGGCGATGTATGGTTGCTTGGCAATCATAGGTTATTATGCGGGGATTCTACTGTTTCATCTGACGTCGAGCGTTTGTTAGATGGACAAAGCCCAAATACGATGGTTACAGACCCACCGTATGGCGTTAGACTTGATATGTCTTGGCGTGATATTGCTAAACCTGGTAAGAATAATCATAGCGTGGTAAAAAATGATAATAGAGCAGACTGGTACGATACTTATATTTTATTTCCTGGGTCTATCGCCTATGTGTGGCACTCTGCCTCTTTTACCGACGTAGTGATGGGTAATCTAAGAGATGCCGGTTTTGATATCAAACAACAAATTATATGGCGTAAAAGTAACTTTGTTTTAGGTCGGTCTCATTACCACTGGCAGCATGAACCTTGCTGGTATGCTGTAAAAAAAGATGCTAATTCAAACTGGAAAGGGGATCGCAAACAATCAACCGTTTGGGACTTCGACGCGCCTAACCGTCCCGGATCGTCCAACAAGGACGACAAAACAGAACATCCTACTCAGAAGCCTGTCGAGTTATTTGCTCGATCTATATTGCATCACACTAACCCTGGCGAGTACGTGTACGACCCATTTGCGGGTAGTGGTACGTTGATGGTGGCGTGTGAGAAGACCAACCGACGCGCTCTTATGATGGAGCTAGACCCTAAATACTGTGATATCATTATACAAAGATACGAAAACTATAGCGGCAAAAAAGCCGTAAGGGAGTCACATGATGGCAGCTCCTAAATCAGGTGTAACAAAACCGCATGAGCCTACCGATAAGACGCGAGGAGAAGTATCTGCGTTAGTAAGCTTTGGTAATACACAACAAGAGATAGCAGACCATCTAGGCATTTCAATAGACACGCTTGACCGCAAATATCGAGATGAACTAGATAATAGTATCATTCGTGCAAATGCTAAAGTTGCATCCAGATTGTTTCGAAAGGCCACTGAAGGCGATGACCTAGGTGCCATGATATTTTGGCTAAAAACCCGCGCTAAATGGCGCGAGAAGGATGATGACTCAGGGCCTACAAAGAAAATTGTGGAAATGTTAATAGACAAACTGGTTGAATAGATGGAATCTAACGTCATCCCCATTCGCCCTGTTGAATATGCAAAGTTTGATTTGCTTGTTTGTGATTGCGGGAACGAAACATTCTATCTTTGCACTAACCACAAAGCTGTATGTACTGGATGCAGACATTGGGCAATTGATGTTGATTTAGATGATGAATAACTTTACAACATACGAACTTAAATCACTGCTATGGGCTATAGATTACGTAAGAGAAAGAACCAACAATTGTGGTGATATTATGCGAGCACTTCAGGGTAAGTTGATTGAGATGATTCATGAATCTAAAGACGATTGCCCTCATGGGGTTAAGCATGGCAATTGCTTTGTCTGCCATCAGGAAGGGCTTACTTTAGAGGATAAGGAAACATTACTTAATGTGCCTTATGAGGAATCTTAATGAATGATTTTACGAAAGAAGAGTTAGAAAAAATTTATGGTTGTATTGATTTATTCTCTGAAGATGCAAATTCCAGAGAAGAATATTATCAACCGCTATTAAATAAACTCCAATCCATGATTGATAACTATTGTGAGCATGATGAACATTATTCAAAGCGTTATTGTATGGGATAAAGACTTGAAAGAAATGTATAAAACCATAGGTGTATTATGATAATCAGTGAAAAAGAAGAATGGCGAGAATTCCTATATTGGATTGAAGAGAACAAAGATAATCCACCAGAATGGCTTAACCTAGAAATGTCGATGCACAAATGTCACATTCTTTGGAAGGAAAAAATTAAATCTGAAAAGAAAAACCTGGAATCATATTGAGGTAACCCAATGATATCAAAAATATGCAGTTTCTTTAGCTATACTGTTGAGCAAAAAGATGAAGAGCCAACTCCCGTTAATCCAGTTATGCAAGATGAAATGAGTTCCTTAGATCTTAATGACACGCTAAGCACAAATAGTGTTATCCTACATATTAATGACAAAGGCTTAGAAACCTTATTTAGAGACCTACAATTGCCATTAGGTGATTTTGTTATTCAAATGGATGACATTGGCAGAGAACATATCATGGATATACTTGATAGAGTTACCGCTGAAAGGATGAGGGAAGTATTGGGTATGTAAAACATCGAGGATTTAATGTCTGAAGATAAGCTTATACGAATACTAAAAAACCTTCCGCTATTCGCTAAGAACTTTCTTGTCATTCACGATAAATCAGGCTATGAGCGTAAATTTAAATTCAACCGTGCCCAGCTTTATATTCACGAGCGCCTAGAAGCACAATTCATGGCAACAGGGAAAGTGCGTGCCCTTATCCTAAAAGGACGCCAGCAAGGGGTATCAACCTACGTTCAAGCAAGATACTTTCACAAAATAGTTACACGCCGCGGGAAGAAAGCTTTCATCCTGACCCACCTATCAGATGCCACACGCGCAATCTTT